CCCGTTCGGGACATAAGCCCTTTCATGGTGGAACGCCTTGCCCATGACGCTCAGGGCGCGGGGAAGGCCGCCGCAACGGTACGGCATATTGTCGCCCTCATCCGGCAAGTATGGAACCTCGCCGCATCCCGTGGCGTTGTTGCCGGAGAGTCCCCTACCAAGCGCGTGAGGCTTCCGAAACAGGATAACCGCCGGATGAGGTTCTTGACGGAAGAGGAGGCGCGGCTGTTGCTGGAGGTATTGGCAGATCGGAGCATGGATACCCATGACAGTGCCGTTCTTTCCCTCTTTGCCGGGCTACGGGCCGGGGAGATTCATGCCCTGACATGGGGGGACGTGAATCTTGACGCGGGCACCCTCTACATCCGCGACCCCAAGAACAAGGTTAGCCGCCATGCCTTTATTACGCCGGAGATACGGGCCATGCTGGTGCGGCGTGGGATGGATGGGATGAAGCGGGGGAATTTTGTCTTTCCGCCTACCAAAGGGCAACAGAGGGCACAGGTATCCTCTACTTTCGAGCGGGTTGTCAAAGAGCTAGGCTTTAATGAGGGAATTGAGGATGCGCGGGATAAAGTCGTGTTTCACTCCCTGCGGCACACTTTCGCCTCATGGCTGGTGCAACGCGGTGTTCCCCTCTACACAGTGGCGGAACTCATGGGGCATACCACATTGGAAATGACCAAGCGGTACAGTCACCTTGCCCCGGATACCATGCGCGCCGCCGCAATGGGGTTATCCGGCATACTGGATAAAAAGTCCGTCAAGGTCATGCCGTTCCGAAAGCGGATCGCGGAAGGAAGCGAGTGATACCCTGAACATCACGATATTTCCCCGGCTAGGTGCGGCGTCATGAACCGCGCCGAAAAGATGGAACCCTTACCGTCCTGCCGGGGTACTCATAAAGGGCATCCCACAAGGGGGGATCGTTTTGGATGCAAGAGAATGGCTAGACTATATAGCTGATGGAAAACTTTCGAGTGTATGGGCACTTTCTGAAAAATTGGCGTGGGAAAAGGCACAATCTGAGGTGGTATCATGCCGTGAGAAGTTTCCACAACTTTTGGACAGGCTTTCAGGAACGTCAAACCGTTTGGGGAGAGGATTGCGTTGTGTGTGCTGTGCAATCGCTCAGGGGTGCCGCCTTGGGGCAATAGAGGTTGTTTCGGAGAATGCCCCTATCTTGTTGGCATGGGAGAAGGCGACAAAGGAAATGGAGCGGTTTAGGTCGTTCCAAGACCGTTCACTCTGGTATGAGTCTTATGGATTCGTTGAATCTTCCCCTCAGACGGAACACTTGCGAACAGAAAGCAGAGCGCTTGAACTATACTCCTCCCTAGAAGCTATACCGCTTATGGATGAACTAAAGGAAGTTTTCGTACCTGTATATGAAGCTGTCACCTTCATAGCCGAACAGGAGCAATATAGGACGCTGCTGCCTACTCCCTTGCTCGAAGCTCTTCAATATGAAGAATCCCCCGCCGATGAAGCAACACTGCATCACAAGCCGAATCTGGCGGAACAAGTGGATACCCCGGCAACGATGAAGGACGCCGCATCCGTTGACGGGGAAGAGGAGCAGATATCAGGCTCAATGCCGACAAGGGAGGAGGTGCTTGCGGAGGTTGGGAAGTGGTACGCCCTTGACCCCACTAATAAAGCCCTCCTTGTGGGGGTGCGGCGGTTTCAACGTGCGACGTATAAGCAAATCTATCAGGAAATATTTGGGAAAGAGGATAAGGAACAATGGGATACACAGAAAAAAAAGGTAGTACGGTTATGGGAGAATTTTCTTAATTTTGCAAAAGGCAATGGATACGAACCAGAGATTCTTAAAAGACTTGTAAAGAAGTAGCGTCACCTCTGCGTCACCCTTCCGTCACACCTATACTATGTAGCCTGCTGTAATGGTAGGCTATTTTTTTTGAAATAGTCACTCCTGCGTCACTTCCGCGTCACCTCTTCTCTATGCGACCCTTCTGTCATCAAAAATGGTTACAGGAGGTTGTAAGCTATGAATGAAGGTTTCATTGAAGCATTGCGTCAGACGCTTCCCCCTACGTTTTCCCGGCAAGTCGCGGCGGCGAATCTGGCGGGTATCTATAGCGCAGGCAGGCTTGCCAATCTGGACAGTAAGGGTGAAGGGCCGGGCGGGGTGCGGCTTGGGCGTTGTGTTGCCTATGAGCGCGAATCCTTCCTTGCATGGCTGGAGGGACGAATCAATACACCTTCCGGCAATAAGCGGCTGGGAGGGTGTGCCTGATGCTCAGAAACACGAAAAGCCGAGGGGCGCAATCCTCGGCTCTCCAGAAAAAGGCATTTGTCTTAACAGGACAGAAAAACGATAACATTCCCACCTCTGCCCTGCAAGATTTTTCGTCCTGCATCCCCTGCGCCAATTGCCCGCACTTCCGTCTTGTACGGTTCAACAGTCGCAACATGCGCCACCAGTGCGGCTACTCCGGCCTATGGCTGGAATCTTGCGGTGTGATTGAATGCCCGGTGCGGCGTGAGGGGGTGGATTGTGTATAAACCTTTTCCATTTGCCTGTCAGGGGCGCTTGTGTTGCCGCTGTGAACACGCCTCTATCCGTGGTGCCTTCCCTGTCTCAGAATCTGTTTATTGTCGTTTTTGGCATGAGGTGGTTAAGGCTGATTCCAAGCCGTTTTATTGCCCCCAATACCGAGTTGTCCGGGAGGTGGCTGCATGAGTGCCATTCCCCAGACCACCGAGGAAATCTGTGCCGCAGTGCAAGCCCGCGCCATTGAAATCCAAGGCCCGGCAGAAGAGGAAGCCACGCCGCAACCCCGACGCCCTTTGCAAGTCGACCTCTCGCACTTTTCTGGGATTCGTTACCTGCGGGAATATCCGCCCGCCTTTGACTGGCTGCTCGACAAGAGTTTCCGGCTGAACAGCCTAGGGGCCATTGTGGGGCCTCCCGGCGCGGGTAAGGGGTCCCTTGCGATTCAGCTTTGCGTTGCCGTCGCAAGCGGGACTTCACTTGTGGATGCATGGCACACCGCCGCCCCTGAACCCGTTGTTTACCTGAGCGCCGAAGACGACGCGCTGACCATCCACAGACGAGTATATCATGCACTGGAACAACTGCCGGAAGACCTGCGGGAACAGGCGGCCGCCAATTTTTACGGGATTCCCGTACACGGTGGGGTGAACCTGTGCCGCGTCGTAGGTGGGGTTGTTGAAGCTACGGCAAATTATGAAGACCTGCGGGATATTCTGGACGCGATCCGTCCCCGTTTGCTGGTTCTGGACACGCTGGCCCGTTTTTCCGGCGTTGACGAGAACGACAACCCAGCCATGACCGCTTTTTGTGGGCTGCTTGAAGGGCTGATCGACGCTTACGGGTGCAACATCATTTTGCTGCACCATTCCAACAAAACCAGCGGCGATCTCATCGAAGACCCCAAGGAACTCGCCAAGGCGTTGACCCAAACGGCGATGCGCGGGGCTTCCGCCCTTGCCGGGTGCATCCGGTGGGGAATGTTGGTTGCGCCTTTGGGAGCGGCCCTTGCCCAAAAACGGATCGGCGAGCCTGCCACCGGAAAATATGACGGGGCGTTTCTCGCTGTGCGTGTGGGCAAGAAGAACAGCGGCGGCCCGGAACCCCGCTACTACCTTGGGCGCGACGAGCATGGATTGCTTTACCGAGTTGATCCTGATGCCCGGCAGGAAGAGGGCGACGTGGTTTGGGATGCCCACCAGCTTGCGGAAGAGGTGGAGCGGCGGCAACGCGCCGGGGAAAAACCCCTCAGTGCAACCAAGGGTGGGCAAGAGGCTTTCGGATGGGGTATCTCACGGACTCAAAAGGCACGAGAGCGAGCTATAGAATTGGGGCTTTTGATTGAGATCCGGAATTCGGGCAAGAAAGGCAGATCCCTAACTACGCCGTCCTTGTGTTCCAAAAATACCGAGGGTTCCGATTACATAGGAACTTAGAAGAAATACTTATATTCTACATAGTTATAACAAAGTTCTTATAATAAAGTTTTAACACCCCGGAACCAAGAAAAAACATAAATTATTTCAATATGTTTTAAAAATTCCAAAAGTACCCCCTAAAGGGGGGAATGGGGAAGGAACTTTCCCCAGTTCCTCCCCTCCCCTTTAGTCTTTAGGGGGCCGCGAAAAGGAATTTATGAGGAGTCTTCATGGATGTTTTGACCCTCTATCAAACACTCTCTCCTGCCGGGAAGATCAAAAGCAAGGGCAACGGCGAATACTGCGGCCCTTGCCCAACATGCGGGGGACGGGATCGCTTCCTCGTGTGGCCTGACCATCCTAGCGGGGCCACAGGTGGACGGTTTCTGTGTCGCGGCTGTGGCGTACAGGGGGACGCTGTTGAGTTTTTGCGGACATTCCGGGGCATGAGCTACCGGGAAGCCTGTGAAGCCCTGCGGCTGGAACCCCGCCGCGCCGTTTGCCATACCGCCGGAAAGGGTACGGCAAGGGAATGGATGCCCGAACCCGAACGCCTTCCCTCCGCCGGGTGGAAGGAACGGGCCGCCGCGTTCGTCCATGCGTGCGCCGCTGGTGTTGAATCAGGGGACGGGCTGGAATGCCTGCAATCGCGGGGCCTGACGGTCGAGACGGCGCGAAATCTGGGCATCGGCTGGAACCCTACGGACAGATACGACCGCCGCGCCGATTGGGGCCTTGACGATGAAGTGAACCCGAAAACGGGCCGTCCACGCAAGGTATGGCTTCCGCGTGGGCTGGTACTCCCGATCCGCCGCAAGGCCGGGGTGACTGCATTACTGATCCGTCGAGCAGACTGGAAACCGAAAGATGATCTCCCCAAGTATTGGCAGATCAAAGGTTCTGGGAACGGCTGCTACGTCATCGGCAAGCCGGGGCTTCCGGTAGTGCTGGTGGAGTCCGTTCTTGATGCCGTTCTTGTCTGGCAGGAGGCCGGGAACATTGTGGCAACGGTGGCCCTCACCGGGGCGACGAAAAAGCCTGACGCGGGCTCTGCGGCCTTTTTGCGTGCGGCCCCCCTGATTCTGTGGTCACTGGACTTTGACGAGGCTGGCACGAAGGCGTGGACATGGTGGCGTGAGCATTTCCTCGGAGTGATGGCGTGGCCTTGCGCCGTGGGTAAAGACCCCGGCGACATGCTCAAGGCCGGAGTCCCGATCCGTATGTGGGTTGAGGCCGGGATAACCGAAGCTGAAAAAAGCGCTCGGCAAGGTGAAGCTCTTCCTTTGCCGTGTGCCCCGGAAACGCCCCAGAATGCCCCCTGTGCCGCGAATCGAACCAAAGACGAACCAAAGGCCATGCCAGTGGTTCAAAGCAAGAGCGAACCAAGAGAAACGCCGCATCATGGGGATACCCTAAGGGGTGTCGATACTATGGACTTCCTCAATCGTCTGGCGGTTGTCGATACCAACATTGATGCCCTGTTGGGTTGGGGGTTGGTGCCCCACCTTCAGGACGGGGAACTGGTCATTGGCGGCATCGAGGACATGGGCCCGGTCTTCCGGGCCGGATTGAAACGCTGGCTTGACCATCCGGGACCGAACGGCGAACCGCGCCGGGAACGTGTGATTCGGGCGTTGAAGACGGGCAGGAGGTGCGCCGCATGAAAATTCTTTGCGATACCCGTGAACAGGCCCCCTACACCTTTGACCGCTACCAAGGGGTGACGGTGGAGCGGGCCAGCCTGCAAACGTGTGATTACAGCCTTGCCGGGCTGCATGACCATATCGGCCTTGAGCGCAAATCACTGGATGATCTGACGGGAACCCTCACCAAGGGCCGGGAACGCTTCCAGCGCGAATGTGAACGCGGGCGGGGGCTGGACTATTTCGGGCTGATTATTGAGGCCAGCTTGGAAGATGTACGAAACCACGCCTATCGCTCTCAAATGACGCCCCAGAGCCTTTTACAGACGCTTGCGGCCTACTCCGTCCGGTACGGGCTGCATGTCCATTGGTGCGGTAACCGGGCGGGCGGGGAGTACATGGCCTATTCCCTCCTTCAAAAGTTCCTCGCGGAACAGGAGGGCAGGCTTAAGGCGTTGATCAAAGCGCATGGGGATGCGGCGTAGCCGTTTGAACTGGCTTCACGGCAAAACAGGGTTCAATCCTGCGTGAAGCGCACAACGGCCTTTTCAGGCACGAAAAGATAAGGACACGACGCATGAGCACAAAAAAAGGATTGAAGCCCTTCACAAGCGAAACAGGAGCGGAAGCGGGCCGGAAAGGTGGCATTGCATCCGGGGAATCCCGCCGCCGCAAGAAGACCATCCGACAGGCCCTTGAAGCCCTGTTGTCATGCCGGAACCCCAATAACGGACTTGAGGGAGTTGAAGAACTTGCGCTTGCCATTTTTGAAAAGGCCAAGGAGGGAGACGTGCGCGCCTTTGCGGAAATTCGGGATTCGATAGGCGAGAAACCCATTTCCGGCATGGATCACACTAGCTCTGACGGTTCCATGTCCCCGCGCCCTGTCGATCTCTCGCATCTTTCCGCCGACGAGCTAATCCGGCTGACACGGGAGGCGTTCAAGGCCCCGGCGTCAGGGTGACGCTTTATATGCAGCATATAACCCATAAAGAAATAAGGAGTTAGAATGACCGCAGGTGAACTTGTTGTTAGTTTGATATTGAATGTGAATCGTTTCAAAGCACAGCTACAGGATGCCCAAAGAGAATTTGATACTGTGCAGGCCGTCGCACATAGTGCAGGTACAGGCATATCCGATGCATCCGATAAAAGTGCCGCTGCTATCTCTGAGATCAGCGCGTCCGCGCGAGATGCAGGCCGTGATATAGCGGACGCCACAAAAAGAGGCGAACATGAACTGGATGCCCTCGGCTCGGCTGCCCGTTCTGCCGGAAATGAACTCGAACGCGCTGCGGATCGGGGAAGTGACGGGTTCGAGCGTATGCGTGGGACTCTTTCGAAAGTCGTGGGGATTATCGGCGGTATCGCTTTTTTGAAGGCTCAGCTATCGGGATATGCCGATGCCGTTAAGGATGTGGAAGAAGGCAGTAAGGCCCTTGGGATGGATATAACGACTTTTCAAGGGTGGCAATCCGCCGCCCGCGAAGTCGGGCTTGAAAGCAAAGAGCTTGTCGAGCTCATAGGCGACGTGGGCGACAAGATGCAAGATGCTGTCTTGCATGACTCAGGGCCATTCAAAGATGCTATGGAAGATATGGGCCTGTCTTTGCAGGGCGTCAAAGATGGTGCGATTACGTCTTCTGATATGCTCTTGCGGCTTTCAAAGACTGTCGAAACGCTCTCCGCGGATAAAGGAAACGCGCTTTTGAGGCAGTACGGATTTCAACCTGAGACGATCAAGCTGATTATGCTTGGAGAGCAAAAGCTCAAAGACTTGATCAAGACAGGAAAAGAAAAGGCGTGGATCGATCAAAAAGATATTGAGAACGCCGCAAAACAGCGGAAGGCTTTACAAGAGATGTCTGTAGGGTGGCAAAAAGCCGCCGCCGCGTTTGCTGGTATCGTTTCTCCCGCAATTTTAATCGTTGCAAAGGTTCTAGCAAAATTATTTGAACTTATTGAAGAAAATAAACAGTTCGTTATCATTACGTTTACAACCTTCGCAGCCATAATCGGCGTTGTCATGCGTGGGGCTCTTATGAAGATGGCAGAAGCTGCATGGGCGGCGATGGCCCCTCTAGCCCCTTTCCTTCTCATCGCGGGAGCACTTGCGCTGGTTATCGATGATCTCATCACTTACATCCAAGGAGGAGAGTCCGCTTTTGGTAGCTTCTGGAAAATTTTCGGCGAAGGTGATGAGCTTGGAGCGCGGTTCAAGTCTCTATGGGAAGGCATCAAAAGCATCCTTGAAAGCGTCGGTGCAGCACTAAAAGCTGTAGCAAAAGCCTTCATCTTAATTTTTTCGTTAACTGGGCAAGGTGTCGTCAAAGCAATCGAGGGGATCTGGAAAGGTGTCACCAATCTTTATAACGTGCTCAAATCGATGCTGAACTGGGTAGCTCAAAAGCTCTATGATCTTCTCCCCGACTGGATCAAGGACTGGCTCGGCGGCGATGAGTCTTCGCGCCCGGAAGAAGAAAAGACAGAGGCCAAGCCCGGCGGCGTTGGCGATTCGATGCGGGTTGGTGATGCGCGTCCGTCTATTCTGCCGCCGCAGGTGCGCGCCGGGGATGCGCGTCCGGGAAGCGTGAGCAATGTCAACAACTCAAGTCGGCAAACGGTATTCAACAATGATATTGAAATCATCACGCAGGCGACGGACGGGCAAGGTGTGGCGAATGATCTGGATAAAGTATGGCGTTCCCAAACTTTCCAGTCAGATAGCGCATTCGGATATTAACCTGCCGAAAGTTTAAAAAAGAGGCCGTTCACCCTTTGCCGGGTGGCGGCCTTTCTTCATGCGCGCGTGTCGGCGCGTTCTGCCCTCATTTGGGCCTTGATGCGGCGCACATATCTAACAGTACATGAAGAGGCCCTAGAAACGACCGTAGCGGGCATTCCTGCGTTCAAAAGACGGCGGATCAAAATGTGGGCTTTACCATGTGTAGGCATGGGGGCGGGCATCGGCAATCTGAACTCCCCGGCGAAAGGGTCAAACTCTTCAATCATTCGGCATCTTCTCCCGGCAATAGTGGAAAACTACCCACAAGGCAGGCGGATAGCGAGACTCTAGAGGGCATCCTCATAACTTATTGATATTACAATTTGCAAGTAATTTACTATGAATTACTGCCCGATCTCGATCCGGGGTTCACTTTTCCCAGACCGGGCCATTTTCCGCCCTCTTTCCACCATTGCCGGGCACCTCTAAAACGGTTCATAGGCCGGAAGGCTGGCGATATAGTCCGTTGCCCACCCCGGCCACCGGAACG